TATCTAGCTGCAGAACCAGAAACTTCGTTTCCAGCACCAGATGAATAAGCTGTGCTACTAGTTGTGTATGGATTTGCTGTGTATAAAGCTAATTTAAAAGAATCTCCACCAGACGCAAAGTTGTGCGTTCCTGATAGTAACTCTCCTTTAAATGCATTTGGTACAACGTTTGCCATATTTTATCTCCTTATATTGATGGTGGTTTTGATTTCATAGGAACCCGAATAACACCATCCATGTATTCGTCCCTTCTTCTTAGTCCTTGTTGCTCTAAAGCATAAGACTCTAAAGCTTGTGTATAAGACTGCTGATAGAAATTTAACATATCTGCAGGACCTTTCAAGTACCCATATACTTCTACCAAAGAAGAATACAAAAGTAAATCTTCGTATTTGTTACTTAAATCGGTAGTCTGAGAATCTGATGTAGTTATGCTAGTAGGCTGTTTTGTATAGGCTAAAGTTATGGCATATTGTTGATCTGGAGTAGGTGCTACGACCCAAAACTGCTCGTCCCAGTTAGCATAATACTTAGGAAAACCAGACGAATTAGAGGGTGTATTGTAATACTCCGCCATAAAAGAGGTATCTCTTTTTTCTAAATAAACTTGTTTTGCTGGAGAGGTAGAATTATCAGCTAGTTGAACGTATCTAATTGCCCTAAGATCTGTGGGTATAGTTACATATCTGTTACCTGTTGCCAATACAGAAGTCGCATATTCTCTTTCTTCGTCCGTATCCACAGCTCTATAAACTTTATTCTCTGCTTTCTTAACTAAAGAAGTTAAAATAGAATCAGACAAAACGTTACTGTCTACTTCTGTATAATTTCTAATATCTGTTTTTAAATCTGAATATGTATATGCCATTATGCTTCTATAGTTATTGGACCAACTGAACAGCCCAATCCTCCTCCTGATACTCCTCCCTTTGTAGCAGTGTTTGTGTCTACTGTAAAATGGAAAAAATTCGCAACCGAAAAATCACTTGTATCTACAGCATCGTTTCTGTAAAGACCTGTGGTAATTGTATATCCAGCTGCCTTAGCTATATTAGATCCTAGTATTCCATCAAAATCTCCTGGGTTTGCAAAAGCAAAAACAGGATTAGTTGAAGTACCAGTTCCTGGTGATGTAGTTGGTTGACCTCTAAATCTTTGTGTAGTCCCACTTGTTAATCCATGACCCGGAAAAGAAACATTTATTATTCTAGAACCAGCTTGATATGTTTCAAAACCATTTTCAGGTATCATTCTTATAACCGCAGGAGCTGTTCTTGATGGTCTTACATTTCTTAAAGATATCGCATCGCCGTTCATAGGTTTTGGTTCTAATTGCGGTTGCTTTGGTTCAAACTCAGATATGTGTACTAAAGATCCGTTCCATTCTCTTACCATCTCTGTGTAAGGAAACTCTAATCCTGATCTATCAGATATTGCTTTTGCATATTTACCAGTTGCGTACTTTGCCATTATGAACTTGGGTAATAAGCTTTAGGTGTAATATAAGTGCTAGAAGCTGACCCATCCTCCTGTAATGCTCTTTGAAATTCGTCTTCGTAATATAATTTTAATTGTTGAGATCTCTCTGGTGTGTATTTTTGTGATAAATAAAAAGCTAAACCTGCACACATACAAGGTACAAATCTGTATGGAACATTAACCACATCATCGTAATTACCTGCATCTTGTATTCTTTTAGTGTAATAAAAATGTATTTCTTTTGATGCGTTTGTAGAATCAGGAGTTGGATAGATATGTAATCTAACTTTATCTACAAATCTTTCTACCCAATATTGATTAGGTGTTCCTTGAGATAATTTATTTGAAAAACCTGCGTAAGTAGATCTATCTACTTTTGTCATTGGAGAATCAGACTGTGTTGTCTGTCCTCTGTTGTTTCTTAATTGTGCTTCTAATATATCAGATAACCCATAAAGATTATTCGTAGGAGCTGTGGTTGCACTAGAACCATCGCTACTTGCTCTAAAAAAATCATAATCAGATTGTCCTTGAACTAGATCAACGTTAGTTTCATCTACTTCCCAATAATGTAAACCTCTGTTTCCCCACTCTTGTAATAAAATATTTAATGATTTTCTTGCAGATTTTAAATGGTATCCAGTTACGTTTTGATATCCTAGTCTTTCATAAGCTTCTTCTATAACATCATCTACAGGAAAACTTTTTTCAAAAGTAGTTGTTTCAGATGTTGAACCACCAGATAAAGTGTAAGCTGTGGCACCCATGCCAGAGTGATTTACACAATAGTAATAAAGTGTAGGTGCAAAAGCAGCCACAACGATTGTTGTGTTAGCACCGCTAGTTCCTGGTGTCCCAGTTTGAGTTACACCAGTTGTGTAAACATTAGCTGGGTCGTTATTATCATTTAAAGAAAAACCTAATAAGTGTGTTTCGTTTGTAGAGTCTGATTGATCAAATATATAGGTATTACCCTCTATAAGGTTTATGTCAGGGCTAACCGTGCCGTTTAGGTAAAATTTATTACCTGTACCATGCCTGTTAGTCCCCGATGCTACGGTTACTGTGTAAGTTATAGTAGCCATTTAAACTCCTAGCCGTCAAAGTATATTGACAAACCTACTACTGCTGACGCAGTGGCTTGCATATAACATCCATCTGGAAAACGAATACCATCATCAGGTATGTAGGGATCAATAAGATCGTTTCTTACATATTCTGTATGTTGAGTTGTTCCAGTCTGACTTCCATTTTTAAAGTTTATGTGACCTGCACCTGCTCCGTTTCCACTCATTCCTCTGATTCTAGTCGCTCCTGCAAAAAGAGTTCCAGTAGCTGCACCATCTTTTACACCAGCAGAAATGTTTGTAGCGATTGAACTGTCCGAGCTAATGCTTGTTACAGTTAAAAACGTACCACTTACATCTACAGTGTTATTATTAGGTCCTGCTCTAGTTACGGTTGCTGCAGCTCCGCTAGCGTCTGTTCCGACTATGGTAAACGTGCTACCAGAGTTGTTACCAGTTGATGTCAAAGTTATTGTTTGTGCATTTACAAAGTCTCCAATGTCAATGACTAAACTTTGCGCTGTGCCTGAAGCAGAAACCATAGAAGTATGAGTTCCTTGAACAAATCGTTTCGATTTAATATCTGTTGCCATTTTATCTCCTTATAATTTATGTGGGGCCGAAGCCCCACAATAATTATTTATTAGTTAGTGTTATTAATTTGCTGTGTCCAGTATACGTTTAACACTGCTTCTCCAGTAGTTAAAGCGTCATCTGTTTTCGCAGTAATAATAACAGCTTTGTCCATCTCGTAACCAGATGCATCATCGTCTGAAACGTTTAGACAATTTTTCATCTGAGCAACTGTTTGGTCCATACCAGTTGGTATGTGGTGAGAGGCAACTGTTCTTACATCGTTGTCTGAATCACCTGCAAAGTAATCTAAATCATGACTGTTAGTCATAGATCCGTTTGCTTGTGCAACGTTAGCACCAATCTGCACGTCAAAACCAGCTGTATCAAAAGCTTCGTTAACTACAAATCTTATATCGTTAATTCTAGAAAATTTAGGAATCACAATATTGTTTGCTAAGTTTTTATCAGTTGTTGTTGAAGACTGACCAAGTGGGTATTCGTTAAATAACGATCTACACACAACTGAGATCAAGTTTGTTTCCAACACACCAACTTTTAAAGTGCCTGCAGTACCACCACCACTTACAGCGATGGAAGTTACAGTCTTAAAAGTTTTAGTTGAAGTTGCAGCACCAGCATTTGCCATTGTTAAAGCTTCAGTTTGTGCATTGTCTAAAACATCTGTTCCAGTGATAGTTGCAGTTTTTGTAGAGTCATCACCAGCAGATGTTAAAGTGATTGAAGATGCAGCTTCAAAACCACCATCAGAAGTTATTCCTGGTACGTTTTGAGTAGCATCTACTAATGTAACAGAAGTCGTGCTTGCTCCATTAGAGCCAGTCACAGCTAACTTGTCATCATCGTCAGTTATAGTAAAGTTACTATGATTTACAGGAAAAGAAGCATGACACTCTACGAATGCAACGTTTCTTACATTTTCAGAAATATCTGATCCTGTGTTTGTTTGTATTCGGCCAACGTTAATTGGTCCCGAAAAGTTTGTTCTTGCCATAATTATATCCTCCTAGTTTTTGATACATAGTCTCTAGGCCGTCGACTATACGCGTCTATGCACCAATTTATAATTGTATAGTGGGTTAGTTATACTCTTATTTTTTCAAGAGTGCAAGAGAGCCTGTAATTTGGTTTGATATTTATCCAAGATGTAGCTTTTTACTAAGTAGCTACTGAAACTTCTGGCGCAGCATCTTCTATTTTATTAGCATGGCTTGCTATTTTAGCTTCTTCTTGCTTGATAGCGCTGACAACTTCTCTTATTTTGTTGTCGATTCTTACCATGTCCAAAGTATACCTTTGGTTATCACGCTGATGCACCGCCCATTCTGTCTCGAGACTTCTCTTCTGTTTGTAAAGGTCTCTGACTTGTATTTGCATCAATGGTCTCCTCGTAGGTTATCCATATTTTAGATTTATTACTAAATCCATCTTTTTCCCATACTATAGCATTTTCTCCCAGTTTGTCAACTAGTGCATTTTCAAAAGCTTCTGAGCTGTCTTCGGATGCAAGTTCAAAGTCAGCGTAGTAGCCATATGCTCTTATCTGTACGCGAAATATTTTCATGATTCCCTCTTTTCCCACCATAAAAAAAGGGGGCCGAAGCCCCCTTTTTAATTAGTTATTACGCACCTTCTACGCCGAATATACCTCTAGGGTCAGATACACCAAATGAGTATCTTTCTCTAGCTTTGTATCTTACGTTTCCAGTATCGAAATCACCTTCCATTGCAGTTGTCAACGGAGCTCTGTTGAACATTTTCATACCGTTAGGTACGTCTGTAATGATGTAGAACGAATCAGTATCTGTTAGGTAATTGTTCACTCTGTATCCTTGAGGAACCATTCCCATAGAAACGATTGCGTTAATATCATTGTCAGCTGTTCCAGTTCT